CTTGGCCGCCTCGATCGGATCGGCGTACAGCTCGCTGGTGTAGTTGAACATCGCCTTAATGTTGTCGCCGGTTTCGATGCGGTCGAAGTTAAAATCGACGCCATCAGAGCCGGCTTGAACAAAATCACCAACGCGGTCCGGCTTGATCGCACGCACGCCGCCCATAGCATCGATCTCGCTCACCGGCGGCTTTTGCGCGTCGCCGCTGCGCGGCGTCATGTTCTCGTTAGTGACGCCGTACAGACCTTCGCGCGCCTGCTTAACTACTTCGGCGGCCGGATCGGCTGCCTCCTCTTCGACCGCTTGCAGCGCCTCGTCGCCCTCAATTGCTTTTTTAGCGTCTCCGCCTGCATCTTCGAAGCGTTGCTTTCCCTCGTCGGAAAGCATGCCCGGAGCTTGCTCTTTCTGACGCTTTGAGTACTCGCCTGGCGACAGCATTTGCTCTTCGACGCTGGTCGGCATTCTTCCGTCCTGCACAGTGCTAGGCTGATCGCTCATAGCTTCAAAAATGCGCTTGATTAGATCCGTCCTGCCGCCAGCGATTTGTGGGTTAGGCGAAAGGGGAGCGCCACGGCGCGAGGCTTCGGCCGCCTGGTCAGATATTGCCATGTATGAACCTTTGTGCTTTAGATCGCGTCGTCCGACTGGTTAGCAGTGCTTATCAAGTTTGCACCCACCAAAACGCCGGTGGCAGACAGCAGGGGTATTTTGCCTTCCATAAAGGCTTTGAAAATGACATCTTTGGATTTGCCCAACGCTTGCGCTGTGACATCGACGCGATCATTGATCAACTCGACAATTGATTTGGGCGGCGACGCCAACCCGGTGAACTTGCCGTTTGCAAACCAAGAAAGCGACTGCGCTTCGGCAGGCATGACGCCCAAACGCTCGGCGACTTTTTTATAAAGGTCAGAGAACACAGCATATTCTGTTTGCTGTTTGACGCCGTCCACGACCTGACCAGCAAGCGTATCAGCAATGCCCTTGCCTGCGTAATTAGCGACGTCTGAAGGGTTGTCTAAATAGGCTTTGTATGCGGCATCTGAATTAAACCACTGACGCGGAATCTGACCGGGCGCAATCTCGTTGAGAACGTGCAACGCACCGCGAATTGCGTGTGTGTCCACAGTGACACCGTTGAGATTGCCTGCCACATTTTCAGCAAATGTCGCTGGTTTTGGGTTCGTGCGATAGTCAATCTTGCCAGTTTCGCGAAGCTGATCGATCAAAATCTTATGCATACCAGCCGCTTGTCCGGGCTTGGCTGGATTTATCATCATCGGATACCCAGCCTCGTTGATACCCGAGCCGCCTGGCCCCACTATTTCGTCGTAGTCCAACCCGGCTGTGTCTTTTGCCCGAACTAATGACGCGCTCCTAAGATTAGGTTCTGTTGATGTACGCGGACTGGTTGCGCCGTACAGCATGGCAAACTCACGCGCCTGCTTTCGTGCGGTGTCCGCTGGTATGCCAAGCTCTTCTGCTTTTTTAATCAGCGGCCCTAAGTGATAGAAAAACTGCACGTTGGTTCCAACGCTTGGTCTTGCTCGATCAGCAATAATCTCTGCGATGCGGTCCATGTTTTCGACCAACAATGCGGCGCGTTGTTTCTTTGGCAGCTTGGCGCCCTCTGGTGCGCGCGGCACTGGCGTTTCCATCTGGTCTGCCTGACGAACACCTGCCTGATACGCAAGCGTCGATGTATCAAACATTTGATCACCGGACGGCTGAGTGCGCGCGGCGGGTTTGTCTTCCATCTCTTTTGCTTTGGTTTCTAAAACCTGACGCAGAGTCGGCACTTCTTCATCAGTCAGTTTGCCAGCCACCTTACCAACAGCCGACAGCGCCAGATCACCGGCTGCACCGATCGGATTGGCAGACAGCGTCTTACCGCTTGCCATGCCGGCCAAGCGTTCGTCAGCTCGGGCACCGGCTTGCTCTACTAATTCTAAAACGTCCTGGCCTTCCGGTGTTTTTAAAAAATCCTTGGTGGTTTTGACCGTTTTTATAAAACCACGCACAACCGCCTCACCAGCGCCTAATAGCATCAAGGCCTCGGCCGCGTTCTTTGCACGATTTACATATTCATTATCGTCTGGATCAGTTGCTAAAAAATCACGCAATGTTTTAAGCGCGGGGCTATCCGTATCTTTTGAAATAAGGTTGAAGAGGTTTTCCTCTTTTGGCGATAAAGCAAAAAAACCCACCATGCTTTCCGCAATGATTGAGGACGCCACTTTTCCAACACCCAACGCGCGCAACGCGTTGAAACCTGTGACAGCGGGTAAAACGTACTGACCAACTAAAGCGGTACCCTTATCAACAACCCCAGCGGCTGGGTTGTTTTTTGTTGCCTCGTCTGACATTTTATCCATAACGTCAAAAAATGCATCAACCTGCTTCTGATCGAGCAAACCCAAAGCGCCGAGGGAGTTACCTACAACCTTTGCAACGCTGCGTGTGATTCCAGAAAACGGGGAGTTTAAAAACGTTTCAAATTTACCTAACGTTGATTCCGTCTTTTGCGGCATAGCTGGGGTCTGTGGATCTCCCACGGCTGGTGGCGCAACTTGCGCTTGGCTAACGTCGCCTGTCGCCTGCGTACCCGGATCCGCGCCTTGAACATCACCGCGCGGAATTGCAACGCTCATTTTTTTTTCGCCGGTACGACCAAGGATCCACTCGCTGCCATCTTGCCGTCGCTCGACGTCGTAGCTCTCGCCGTTGTCGGCCACTTGGCGGATTTCAGTTGAAAGCGGAAAAGGCACGCCGTTGTTGACACCAAAAACATTGCCGTCGTCGTCGCGCTCAATGCTCTTGTAGTCGTCAGCCGTCAACTCACTAAAATCTGCACCGCGGCGGATCTCGGCAGCCTCGTACTCTTCAAAATTGTCGTCGATTTCGTTCATCATTCGAGGATCTGCAATTCTGCTTCGTCATTCAGCAACTGTTGGAAAGCCTGCAACATTCTGTCGTTTGACTGAACTAAAGCTTTCGCAACACCCGCTTTGACAGCGTCAAGCGGGTTTTTGGCAGGGTCTGGAATAAATTTCCGAAACGCTGGCGGTATTTTTGAATACGCGACGATGTACTCTTGCTGACGGAACTTTCGCATCTTGATGGTGAAGTCGTCTTGCATTTCTTTTACGATGCTACGCGCTTTTGCACGCACCTCGTCTGGAGACGCTCGCCGGTTCTGCGCAACCCATTCCTTGAATTGCAAGCTTGCCTTGCGGAACGCCATGCGAGACGGCGTCTTCAACAACGCGGCGTCCGCCTGCTCGGTGTACATGAACGCATCTTTGAATAAATCGATGCCGTTTTTTTCTGCCTGTGAGCGATCGCCTTCAAGCTGTTGCAGCATGCGGCCGTAAAATTTTGGGTCAACCTTACCTCTAGCGGCTGACAAATCGTCATAGGTCAGCCTGTCCAGGCTTTCTTTTTCTTCCAGATCTGCCTGTAGCTCTTCCGATTCTGGCGTTGCTTTGAAGGCGCCGCCGTTTTCTTTGAGATCAAGCAAGCTCTCAACGGCTATGCGCCTCGCCGGCGTTACGTAATAGCCCGCAGCGAGTAATTTTTCGTGAGCGTCCAACGCTATCTTGCGCTGCTCTGGATCGGACAGGTCAGAGTTCACGATCGAATTGTACAATCTATTATTCGCTGCGTTCGCTTGAGATTCAGCGGCCTTACGCGCATCGTTGCGCGCCTTCACAATGCGATTCGCCATCTTTAGTGCGTTGTCCGCAATCTTATTGATCTGGTCTGGCGTTAATAGTTTTTGCGCATCTTGAATAATAGGATCTGAGCTGTTGCCTGACCGAAATTCGCCAATGATGCGTATGGCATCAGCGTTTTGAGCGTTGATCATATTCGTCAACGTGTTCGACACTGTTGACTGAGTGAATTTTTCAAGTCGCGTCTGCACCTCGTTGAAACCGATTTCGGGCGCAGCTTTTTGGATCTGTATGATGCCCTTTTCTAAAGCTTTTTGCCGCAGAGCCTCGCTCGTCGTTACATCCGCGCCTTTGCGGAGTGCGTATTCTTCGTTGCGGTTAAGTATTGCTTTGTATTGATCAACGGCGCGCTTTCGAATTTCCTTGCGGAAGTTCAAAATAGCCCGCGTGCGAATCTCGTTAACTTTATCAGTAAAGAAGCCTTTGGCTTGCATCCGCTTGAGGCCTTTACGGTAAGCCTCTTCTTTTAATTTTATCCCTTTTAAAAAATACTTTTCGGCCTTTTCAGTATCGGAAAATTTCAGCGCTTTTTCTCTGCGCTCTTCTATATCCAGCTCAAAGCTATCCGCGGCGTCGGCAGCATTTTTTTCGTTTGTTATTCTCTGCTGCTTGATGCCAAATTCCGCAACTTTCTCCCCGATTTGTTGCAATTGCTTACCCGATTGACTCATCTGCGCGCCAGCGTCTGCAAACGCGCGACCAGGCGCGGTCATGGCGGAAGTGCTAAGCTGCGCCGTGATAAATTGCCCTTGGCCTTGCCGAGGAATCGGCGTTTGTGATGTATACGTCGGAACCTTCACTTTATTCAATCGCCTTAAAGTTTGCGTAGCCAAGGCTCATGTTGCCGAGGCCTGAAAACAAGTTACCAAACGCCTGTGTTTGCGCCGCACGGGCTCTGATGTTAAATGCAAGTTGCTGTTGCCTGCCTTCAAGAAGGGCAAGCTCGCCAGCTAAGCGCTGGTTGACGCCCTGCTCGCGCAAGCGACCGGCGTCAGTGCGCGCCTGCAATCCGATGAGCTGTACTTCCTCTTCCGCTTCGTTAGCGTTTTCCATCATGACCATAAGCGGCGTGCCGGTTGACGTAGCAACACCACTTTTCCGATATGCCGTTTCTGTTTTTGCTTGAAGCCTGCTGAACTGCTTTCGGAATCGAAGCGCTTCTCGATCGCCGACGCGCTCCCGCAGGTCTGCTTCTTGTTTTGCAACACGCTCATTGCGGCGGCGGATCGCAGCGTTGTATTCCGCAGTCTGCATCGCGGCGCTGCCGGCCGCGCGCATGCCAGCCGCTTGTTGCTGCGCGCCCATGAATGAGACGCCAGTGCCAACGGCAGCCGTCCCGATCCCTATGTATGCAAGTGTTGCCGCTTCTAAACCCATTTTCGCACCCAACTAAACATGTCGTAGCTCTGCCGATCTGGCGTCATTTGCCTAACGGTTCCTTCGTATTCCATGCCGAGAAAACGCGCCCAACGCCATAACTCAGGCCAGTCACTTTTCATATGTGCCTGCACTCGGTGCAGATCTTGCTCGTCCGCAATCTTGCGCATCCATCGCCGGCAAATGCGCGCTACCGCCACCTTATGTGCGTCTAATTTATCGCTCGCCATCAACCAGGCTTCGCCGACGCCAGGCCAAAGCGGCTGAATCCCGCTGATGGCAATCAGATGCCCATGATCGATAAACGTGAACGCCATGTCCGGCGCCGCAAAAAGCTCCAGCATCTCAAGGCCAAACGATGGGCGGTTTCGGTCGTCGTTTAAGTTTTCTGCCAACAACGCTTCGGCGTGTTCGAACTCAAACGGCGCGAGGATCACTGCTCAAAAGTCGACAGGGTTGCGTAGGCCGCCAAGACTGTCATCGGCAGCGGTTGTTCTTGTCGAATGGTGAACTGCCCATCGGTGTCGTAGTTACCGTTCAGCTCAATTTCTTTGTCGCCACTGAATAGTGCAAGCGCCGCGTCCATTTCGTCGGCAGAGGACCGAAACGGCACAACATCGAGGTTGTTGACGTCACGCCCAACCTTCAGCCCAACCGATCGATAGAGGCGTACCGTCAGCTCATTGATACGCTTCATCTTGCCCTGGGCTGTGCCCATTGCCGCGCCGGCGTCAACGCGCAGCGTGCGCAGCGTGCTGTTGTAACCAAGACCGGCGTGGGCTTTCGTCACATAGCGATCGAGCGTGATGGCGCCAGACGAGACTGTCTTCGGCGCGTGAACGCTGCCATCGCCGAGAATGGCAACAGACTCGCCTTCAAGATGCGTAAGGCCCGACAAGGTCGTAGCTGCCTGCGTCACTGTTGCGCCGTCAGCATGAATTGCCGCCGGGCCAACGACACCGCGGGTGCAGCCAGTGAGCTGGTTAGAACTGTTGCCGGTGTACGTTATAATTTCGGTGCCAATCTTAACGGCGCCGCTTGCCGGGAACGCAGTAGTATCATCAAGCGTAATTGTCGTCGCCGCGGCACTGATCTGTCCGTTTAAGGTGTCAGACACGCCGGTGAAGGTTAAGGCGCTGTCGACGAACACCGCGTCGGTGACGTCAGTGCCGAACTCAAAATTCTTAATGTATTCAATGTATCGTTTCGTCGCGCCGTTTACCGTGCGTTTGACCACCATATAGATCTCGTCTTCATCAAGGTCGCCTGGTATGACCGCAACGCGCTCTACCACAGCGTTGCCGGTGCCGAAAGATCCACCGATAATCTGACGCGACCAACCCATCACCTGTTCTTCGGGCTTAAAGGTTAAGCAGGCGAGCTGGCCGTCTGCACGCACGCACCAGATGATCGAGTCCGGCTCTTGCTGGTAGCTCATCTCAACCAGGCCTGACTCGGTGATGTGTTCACTGATAATTGTGACGTCTGGTGCGACAAATCCGTCGACATCAAAATTGAATCGCAGCTCGCGCACCTTGCGCTTTGCGCGCTGAATGAACAGCGTGCTGTTGCCGGCCTGCACCGGCGCCGTATCGCTGGAGCCGTGCGGCGTCTGTTGCTTGATTTGAATATTTGTCGGCGTAATTGCCTCGTCAGCGCCACCGGCTCGGACAACGAATTCGCCGCCGGATGTGCCGACAATCAGATTGCGCGTCGACGCCAAGAATCGAATGACGTTCACCTGGTTTGATCCGATGGTGTAGACCATCGCGTCGTCGTCCTCAGTGCCGGCTTCAAAATTTTCGAAGTCGCCGCCCTGACTGAAGAATAGCGTCTGTGGTTGTGTGCTGGTGCCAGCGAACACCAACCGCTCCTCGTAGAAACTGACAGCTCTCGGATAGCCTGTCGTTTCGGAGAATGCGCCGAGCGACCAATCGTCGACCGCTTCCAACTTGCCTTGAATTGTAAACGAGCTGCCGGCGCTTTCGGCTGCAAGGTCTGCGCCTGGCGCCAACGTCAAAACACTGTCTGTGACGTCGACCAGTAAAAACCCGTCCGTCGTGTTGTTGTCTACAGTGCCGCTTATAATGATCGTTTGTCCGGCTTTGAAACCTTCGTCGATAAAATTCGCCGCGGTATCTTCAATGCGATCGTTATGCTCAAGATCCGTTGCGTCGGGATCTCCCTCGTGAAAAGAAATCGTCGTCGCCGTGTAGTCCGGCATGATTTCTGATCGGCCGTCTTCAAGCTCTTGCACTGTGCCGTCGACCGATGTCGCTGACGTAAAGCTTGTGATCTTTATGAAACCTTCCTGCAACTTAACGAGCCGTCCCACGTCGGTGCTTGCAAATGTGTCGGCAGATGCTGTGATCGTGACCGTGCCCGACCGTCCGCTTGACGTCAGCGTCGTCGCAGTGATGTTGCGGTCGAGAAAGGGGCCGCGCGTTAGAGCGACTTCAGTGATTGTCCAAGCGGTATGGCTCGTGCGCTCTATTTTGCGCGGCGCATGGTTAGGCGACACGATGTACATGACGTCGCCGCTCTGCGACCACTTCAGCGTGTTGAGGTCGCTTGCCGTGTACGGCGTGGTCACCTCGACCGGCGTGCCGCTCGACTCAACCTGACCGCCGTCTTTGATGATACGAAAATATAGCGGACCGAATTCAAGAATATAGGTTTGCTCGACATTAAATTCGAAGGGCACGAGGCGCACGGCGTTGGCGCTGCCCTTGACCTCAACGATAAAGCGAGTGCCTGGTCGTCGCGTCACGCCGCCGTGCGGTTGCACGATGAAGTTCTCAACCGTCGCCGCACCGTTGTCATACTTGGCGATATCTGTGCGACCATGCAGCCGCTCAGTGATTTCGCCTGCGGTGAAATTCTGGAAGGCTTTTGTGACCTTCGGCACTAGAACCTCGAACTAATGAACATGTCGCTTTCAACGAAAAGCGATCGGTCTTGGTTGACGACATTGTCGGGCGTGCCTTCGGTAGCGTCGACGAAGCGAGCTTCCGAAAGCTTTTGGTTATAGATATCAAACAACGACGCTGTCAGCGTAGCGCTGTTCACCAACGCATAGCTGATGTCGGCTGCCAATCGAGCAGCGATTGTCTCAATGAATAGCTGGTCGTATTCATTTGGATCTGTAACGCGCGCTATGTAGATAAATTTGAACGGCGTGGTGTTTGCAAGAACCTTGCGCCCCTCAATTCGATAGATCGTATCAATGTCCTGCGGTCGAATGATGCGCAGGCAATACGGATTATTCGGCAAAGTGAACTGGTATTCAAATTCAAATGCCGGACTATCGGCATCGGCGGCGATTGACGCGCGGCGCACGAGACAGTTCCACGGGTGGGCGCGGCTTACAGCATCTCGGACAAATTCGTAGCGCTGATTGCAGACGCGCGCAGCGCGACTGTCTTCGGTCAGCGACACAATGTTGCTCGCGCCGATCATGTTCAGCGCGCTATTACAAATATCAACGTCAGATGCCATGTCAATTCCTTAAAGAAAAGGGGGGGCAGAGCCCCCCCAATTCATTAGTCTACGACGTAGTACATGACCAACTCGATCGTGCCGGTAGCGGCAGCGCCGAGATTGGTGCAAGTCACGACGTACTCATTGTCGATGACCGACTGGTCGAGATCGACAACAGAGTTGGCACCCAGGGCCAGCGTAGCCGCTACGTCCGCGCGACCAGCCGCCGAGGCGGTGTCCTGGCCGTCGAGGAACTCGTCAGCGTCGGCAGCAACAGAGCTGCCCGAGCTGTTGGTGTAAGCGGCGTGGCCGACATCCATCGTGGTGCCGGTGCCGAGGTCGTCGAAGTACAGATAACCACCGACGATGCGTGCACCCTGCGGGAGCGAAAACATCTCGATGACATCATTTGCAGCCAGAGAGGAGGCTTCGTAGGACGCATGCGCCACACGAACGCGACCACCAAGCTGGTTAGCTTTGACGAAGTCTTTCGGATCGTCCTGCGTAAGGTCGGTCCGAACATTACTGTAAACAGTAGCCATTGTTCAGTTCTCCTTCCTTACTCAGAACACGCGATTTCAACGACCTTGTCTTCCTGCATCCTGGTCGCTCCAAACGTCGAGCAATAGTAGACCTGGGTGGAGTAAGACTTGTCGTTGCGCTCATCAACACGAGCCATGACATCTTTGCCGATCGCCAGCTTGATGCCGTCCTGCGCGAACGCATAGCAGAGCCGATCGCTACTGCCATCGACGCTCAGACGGTTGCTGACTATGAACTCGAATCCGACAAAGCTTGAGATGTCTCCTTGAGCTAAGGCCTTCACAGTGTTGAAATCGCTGCTCGTAACAGTTGTGTTATTGAGCAGATCTTCAATCTGTTCCGGCGAAACAACAATGTACCGCTTGATCGACGGATCCACATTGTTCTGGTCGAGGATCTTCTTCGCAGACACGAGCTTTGCGATCGTGAGACCGGAAGCACCAACCGCGACTTTTTGTGACGAGGGAAGTGCCGTCGAAGTCGTGCCGTCTTTGCCCGTCTTCGCTGTGCCGCCGAGGGCGTCGATGATAACATCGTCCATCGAACGACCGATAGCCGCCGCTGCCGCACGGGCATAGGAGGAAGTCGGATCGATCAACATACGGACCTTGTCAGCATCATCAATGTAACAGTTCAGCCGAGGGCGCTAACCTCGACCCGCTTTCGCTGCCTGCGGTTTCCCGCAGGATCGGACTATATCTTCTCTCTGTGAGAGCTGGGCGCTTCCACCGCGCTTGCGGCGTACTCCTTGCGGATAGTCTCTGAACCTTCTCTTTCAAGCTTGGCTGCTGATTGGCATATCCTTGCGGACTTAGCTTTCCAGCAATTCACCCAGTTACGACCCCATTGAGGTCGGCCCACTCGTAAGTGGTCAAACTCACCATACGCCGAGAATGAGGCGTCTCGACAAGTGGCGTATCTCCGTGCCGGCTGGTACGGGCGATCGCCGCGGCCTCTCCAATTTGATCGAAGAAGGCCTTTTCGCCGGTGACGCTTTCAACGTCAACGGCGCCTCGCAACAGACTGCCCATCTGCTGCGAGAGCATTTCGACGTTCGAAGAAAACTGGTTTACGAACGCCGTAGTTACTTGGGTACTCATATCCCATGCTCCTACAGTTGTGGTTGCCAATTGCGTGGGTTATCGGGCTATGCCCGGCTCACTGTCGGTTAGGCCGACTACTCCGCCTTTCTCACAGGCTTGCGCCGGGGGGCCTTGGTAGGCTTGTCCTCGGATTTCACGAATGCCATGTATCTCATCGCGAGATCCACGGGGTCGGTTACTGTGCGCGCGCTGCCGAATTGCACGGCCAGGCGCAGGCATTCCAATTTTATCTCTTTGTCATCCATTGAGCTGCTCGCGCAGTCTCAAGACCTCGTTCACCGTGCGGTCGTGATCAGGATGCGTTTTCTCCCAATACGGCGAGCCCTTTTGCGATAGCTGACTGATGCGCGCCTGGATGTCTGTCTCGCTTAAACCTGGTCGACTGTCGCGGCCGGCTAGACCGTCTTCGCTCACTTCCTTGTTAATATACTCAGCAACCCGCACGAAAAGGCGAACCAGATCGGGATTATCGCCAAGCGACGAGCCGTCTTGCATACGAAGATCGACAAGGTCAGGTGCGTCAAATTCATCAAGAAGCGTGACCGCGGCGTCGATCTTGTCTTGAAAGTCGCCGCCATATTCTTGCCTCAATTCGGCTTCAACCGCCTGACGGTTTTCCTCAAGCTGTGTATCAGTTTGTTGCAGCGCGCTGCCGGCAAACTCCTGATAGCTGTCCGCTAGTGCTGCCGCCTGTCGCGCCGACAAGCCCGTCTTGTGTGCTGTCTCCCTAAACCAGTCAGTAAATTCCTGGTTGCTGTCTTCGCCCAGATTAAATTCGTATTCAGCTGGATCTTGCGGGCGACCGAGCTTGTTGTAGACCAGATCCCAGTCCTCGTCGGTCGCCCAGTTCCCCGGTATCGCCAGTTTTTCGGCGCCCACCATTTTTTGGGCGTTTATGTAGGATTTTGCCATCCCTTCGACGCTTCCAATGTGCTGGAGCGACGGGTCAGATTGCAGCTCCGTAGGTAAACTCGACTTCCAATCGTCAGACGGTGCTTCCCCGGTTTCCACCGGAGCGACCGCTCCCTGCTCTTCGGACACTTCACTTCTCCTTCAATGTTGCGTGAATAAATAAAATGACGTCCCTTTGTCCCTCGCGGAACGCCGTCTCGTCGGAGTTTGGGGCGTAGCTCGTGCGCCAAAGCCCAAACCTCTTTTCCATGTCTTCCAAAACCTGTTTGCCGTCGTCGCTTTGGAAAACCGATTTATAGGTTGCCTTTAGTTCTTTCGGACTCATCCTTCGACGGCCTCAAGCCCACCCTGGCGGATTTCCTTGAGCGCCGGCGCCGCCTGTCCGGCGGCCTGTGCCGCCTGTTGCAGCATCATCATTTCCTGTTGCTGCGCCTGTTGCGCTGCGCGTTGCTGTCGCAGCTCCGCAACCTCACCCTCGCCGCGCGTCACAACCGCCGGCGTGCCGGTAACCTTGATGACGTGCTGCGCTAAGCCGTCCATATCGAGGTAGTCGACCACAGACGGATCGAGCTGCATAAGCGGCGCCAGGAACTCAAACATCTGCATAACGGACTGGACGTCGCCGCTGCGCTGCGCCTTAGCCAGCGGGCTCACATACTCGATGTCAATGTCGCCGCCGCGGAGACTTTCGGGCGGCGGCACAAATTTCTTCTGGCGCGACAGGATCGCGAAACAGCGATTGATCAGCGGCTGAAGCAGCTCGGCTTG